CAATGCCTGCTACCGCATCACCCCATTCTCTCCATCTTTCTTCAGGTAGTGTCCCCAACTGATTAGGCGCAAACAACTCCGCCATCAGCGCACACCATTGATCCCATGTCATCCCTCTTGGGTCGTAGACGGTCATGGGTTACCCGTTCCGCGTACATCACCTGTCTCAACGCTGAGAACGATCTTACCCATTTGGTAATTACCGTTAAAAGTATTTGATTCAAACCTTAATCTCATCTCACGACGTTGCTCACGCATGTCAATTTTAAGAGTTGTTGGGTCAAATGTATATGGAACTGATGGACGATCAATGTCATCGGCATAACCCTTACCAGTCACAATCACATCCATGCCACCAACTTGTACAAAGTCAGGCTCTATGCGTTCGCAGCGTGTCCAGTTATTCTCACCAGGCTGTTGAGTCGATCCTACATACCCCAATAGATTGCCCAAAACAGGGGTCTCAAAAGCCGAATAAATTGCATCATTGTTGGTCAAATAGACTTGATTCGTACCTGTCTCGTGTTGCCAAATGATGCTTGAATTGGCAATCATGGTAGTAGATGAAACAGTGGTGCTTGAAGGGTTATTGACAGTGTAAGTCCCTGTTCCACCTGATCCTGATCCCAAAGCGGTAATTACCATTTGATCAGGTATGCCTGAACCTGTCAGCACTTGACCTATGGTAACAACTCCAAGATTGACTTGTGTCACAGTCAATGTAGTGCCAGACACTGATCCAACAATAGACAGCGTGGTTGCTGTATCTGTTCCACCCCAAATAGGTTTGGGAAACACTTCGGTAAACCACCCTGCGGAGCGACGTGCCCCTGGTGCTGAACCAGCGTCATACCAAATCTTATCTTTTATATTGTAAATAATTGCATCTGTACATTCAGTCGCATCACCACGTGGATAGAACCACCAAATCTCATTAAACCGTGGAACTTTCGTTACCCAAACCTTTTGACGCTGTGAATAATTCACATTATCGTAGAACCAATTCAGATTCATTGAATTTGGAACTTCGGCAACAACTCCGTTGTACATCAAGAAACGATCAATCCCTGCCCAGTAAAAGATGCCATCATATTCAATCACGGAACTTGAAGACATGATTGAGGTTTGTTGAGAGATTAAGTCATAACGCCAATAGAACGTGCTAGAAGTGGTTCCTGAAGTCACTGTAGTTGGTGTATAGGAAACACGTATAACGCTGTCTAAAGACCAAAATAGACCCGATGGTGAGGTAGTACCACCACGCAGAGGAAGACCCTTGACGATCTTTGTAGAGGACACGTTGTTGGCATTTGAGTCAGCGCTTGTCCAGTTGTTAAAGTCGCCTGCAGCGCAGTTCTGTATCAGTCCATTATTTCCATACACAAAGAGGTAAGGAAATAACATCACAACTCCACCCGACACAGAGATATTGTTGTCGAATGTCAATGTCTGCGCTCCGCTTGTGGTTGCGCTATTGTTTAAAAAAGCTGTCCACAAATTAGAGGTGATTGACGCCAAAGCACTGATAGATCCTTGAAAACCTGTGCCTGATCCTATACCACCACCAGATAGGGTGAATGTATCTTGGTACAAGTAATTTGACCCACCAAGGGTAACCGTTACCGAAGTGATCGCACCGCCCGTGACAACAACAGTGGCTTGTGCGCCTGAACCAATTTGTCCACCAACAATGGATACACCTGTGTGTGTCCCTGTTGTATATCCTGTGCCTTGCGTATTGATAGTGACCTGACCAACAGGGCCATATCCTTGAAGACTAGATGAGACAACCGTGGTGTTGGAGGGTATGCCAGTGCCTGAGACTGAAACCCCTGCGCCAATCGCCACAATCGTGCTTGCAAACGTCACAAGACTAGAGCCTGATGTCAGTGTACCCGTAGCAGTAAAAACGCCTACAGGGGCTAATGACGTGCCTGTGAACTGACCATACAAGGGTCGAGTGTTTGTGGTGCTTGTGATGTACTGGAGATTCTGACCAGGGTGTGCAATCAACTGAAGATTTCCACCACCCGAAGAGTCATACCCAATGTCAAATTGCCATAAGTTGTTGGCATTTGGCATAAACGTAGAGGGCATGGAAAAAGGATTTGGCCCAGTCCCAATTGCTGTGACGTTGTTGGTAATCCATTGCTGAACCCCTGCGCTATAACCAGAGATAATGTAATTCAGCCCATTTGATGCGCTCATGATCAAACCACGAGACAATCCAAATGAGTTCAAAAATGCGCCCGTGTATCCGCCAATCTTTCTTGGCAAACCACGTTGGAATCGAACCCACTGACCATCAACATAGGATGCAGACGCAAATACAGTACCATCCCTTTGAATGCCTGGTGGGACTGTAAGGGATACAACCTTAGCGGTCAAAATGAACCCCCACTAATACCATTAGCAACATAAAGTCCTGATGGGCCAAGTGTCGCGGCTTGTGTTCCATTTGATGCAAATCCAATCGTGTTGGAGCTTGGTACGTAAAGACCAGTCGTTAAATTACTCAAGAAGTTCAACGATGGATTAGATGCCGATCCCACTTGAAGCGTTAAATTGTTTGCGCTATTGGTTACAGTCGAGATCGCAGTAACGTTTGTGCCATCACAAATTAATCCTACAGTTGTTCCAGATGGAACTGCTACTGTAGCGCCCCCACCAACACTTGTCTTAAATGTTAGTGTAAAAGCACCCGATGTGCTGTTAGTGATAATGTAAAACTGAACAGTCGGAGGAACAATAACATTTGTGTTTTGACCCAATGTTCCAGTGTAGTTCTGTAAAGTATAGGATGCTTGCGTACTCGTCAAAGTAATTGTTGCACCTGCACCTGTAACCGAAATCTGTTCTTGTGTGAAAAAGAATACTGAACTTTGACCATAACCCCAAGACGTATATCCTGTTGAGCCATTAGAGATCAAATACAAAGATTCTCCAACTTGGAGTTGGAATGAGCTTGTACCGCCATCAATGACATCTGCGCCTTGGCAAGCAATTGTCAATATACCTGTTCCGTTGTTCTTGACAATGGTGTACCAACTTGCTGTTGCGCTTGTTGATGTCGGTAAAGTAATGGTGCCAACTCCACCAGTCCATGATGAAATTTGGGACTGAGCACTGTTTGGTAAAGTGATGTTACTGTAATAGCTCACAATCGGTGTGATTGTGTTGAGCGTTGTATTTGTCGCGCTTATTCCATAACCTGCCAAGCTTGATGCGTTAGCTGATGATGTACTAGCGCCAAACTGTAAAACCGACCAAGAACCATTTGTAGTGGTGTTGTTGGTCAAGTAAATGTAGTAAGAGATTCCTGAATTGATGGTGATCAGGCTAGTCGTGGTGTCATTTTCATAGACCGTAAAAGGATTGGTTGCTATGTTTTTAATTAAAAATGACTGCCCTGTAGAGACTTGAGTCGCAGTGGGCAAAATCAACTTTAGGCCAGTCGTTGTGGCTGTCACTTCAATAATGTTGGCAACAACTCCACTTGTGTTTCCGTTGACTGGCCACTGAAGCGTGGTGTTAGCACTGATTGTGAGGCTCTCATAACCAACCTGAGATGGGCTGATCGTGGAACCTGTATAGGGGTTTACATAGTAGGTCATGATTAACTATCCACTGCAACAGATTGGCGATCTCCAACTCTAGATACATCCTCAGCTTTCAGGGCTTGAATAGCTTCCTGATATTTCTGCTCGAAGATCTGACGTTGGTCATTTTTAAGGAAAGGCATGGCTTGCAACAACGTGCCAAAAAGCATGGCATTGGGTGCATTCTGTGTCAGCCAATTGGTCTGATTGGTAGAACTCAAAGGCTGAATGCGCTCATAGTAAAGCACCTCAAAGTTATACGATTGATCTGGAGTTGGCGCTATGTACCAAAAATCCCAACTTGTATCCGAATAAAACAAAGGTGCAGATGTCTGCGTGTTGACTGGCCAATAGTTGGTCAAATACTCGTACTTACGAAGCAAGATAGGGTTACGGTTACCACTGCTGTCCGTGTAGTTCATAGAGACGGTTTTACGCCATCTGGAGGGCTTTTGGATGACTGGGTTACCTGCGGTCATTGTCGCCTCAACAATCTGCAACTGACCCAAAGTCTTGATCTGCTGAGCTATCTCAAACTCAGCCAAAGTAATGAACGTAGGAATTGCATTAATTGTTGCGGTATCTGACCTCTCCAAATACTGTGGAACGATGGCAATCAAGTTGTCATAGGTCAAAACCCATGAGTTAGGATTGGCTGGCGTAGCAACAAGTGTGGTGGTCATGATTTCCCCATTTTTAGTCTATTTTCCCACTAGGCAGTCAAAACAGCAAGTGCATTTTGGGTTTGAGCTATTCTATCTTGGAGTCCTATTAATCCACCATTTACACGTTTACAAAGTTGCTCTTGATTATCTATTAAAGATCCGCAATGATGGGTCTGCCAGAACCACCCAGCGCTCATCGCAGCGAATGTTGGAGTTGCCACCAAGTCAGGATTCATCACAAAATCCTGACCCACCGCTTGGCCACAGTGCCAGTAGTTGTCATGCCCGGTGAGTTGAACAAGCCCTCTTCCCCTAAAGCGGTACCCATCCCCAGAGGCTTCGTCACGGTTTCCCATGCGATTGGCGTAAATCCTATTGGCAATGCGCTGTGGATTATGGGCGTAAGATTGAATTTCTTCGGGTTTGAACTTGTGACCGAACAAAGCTTGAAGGGTCTCTGCTCGATAGTTAAGATTTTCTTCCAAGACTCGGAAATGGTTGCTCTCATGACTGCATTGCCCTATGAAAGATGCTTGTTCCTTTGGACTGACCATGCCAAACTTGACAAACGTATCCATCAAGGGTTGAGCCCATTCAGCCCCAATACCTAGTTTGTGGAGTTTCTCAGGGCTTAACATTGACCATCTCCCTTACTTTTTGGTAGGTGTTGATACAGGCGTTGAGCTGGGTGATGGCGATGTCCCCGTCTGCTGCGATGGCTGCAATATCTTTAATAGCCTGTCGCTCAGATTGGCCGTCATTGGTTGAATCTCCTCTGGGAGAGGCGGCATCTGTGGAGGTTTGAACGGGACAACTGGTGGGGAGGCGCAACTCGCCAGAGTCAATCCTAGAATTAATACTAGACTGCTTTGTTTTAACATCGTTTCTCGCCTTTACAAGTGCAGTGGTTACGCCTGAGAGCTTCTTGTTCAGTTCGGCTTCTTTGGCGCGAGCTTCGTCATTAAGTCGGATAATTTCTGCTTGATCTTCTGCAACCCGTCTTTCATAGCCGTGATGATCTGCGACATAGTAACCTCCTAAAATAACTAAGATTAAACTGACAATTTGTACTGGAAACTTATATGTACCCAACGGGAACACATAGGACACAACGTGTACCAAAATAGCCAAAATAAGTACACAATAGGCAATATATAGAAAAATGTTAGCAAAAAACTCAAGCATTTACACTAGCCCTTGCATTTGCCATACGCTCTCGCTCTTCCTCATGTTCTAAAGTCGGTGGAGTTGTGGGCGGAGGAGGAGGTGTCCAAGCTTGGGTAGGATCAATGCTGAATCCTGAAGTGGAGTTGTTGCCACTTTGAAATTGCATAGGTGATCCATATCCCATTTGCCCCATCATAGGTTGACCCATACAAGGATTAAAAGGCATCGGAGGAGTTGGAGGCACGCTAGACTTGCCTGTAAGCACCAAACTGACCACGGTGAATATCTGCACCATGATTGAAGACAAAATAGCCAAAATTGCCTTGTCAGCAGGCGCTTCAACAAACAATGGTTGTTCATTAAAAACAATGCTATATGAAAATAGCACCGTCACAAGCACAAGAATAAAACAGAACGTTTTTAAAATAAACGCTTTTGTCTCGGCTTCAAGTTGTTCAGGGGTTTTGTGTGCCATTTTTTGGTTTATTAAAAAATTCTGGGCAATTTTGTTTGGCCACACAAATAGGAGGCTTGCAGTCAACCTTTTCCCAATTTTCTGGGTTCTGGCAAAAATATCTCCAATGGTCTTCACAAGACACCAACAAAAGAGTTAATAGCAACCACTTCATTTTCCTTCAATCCTTGCAAGAGCTTTGTTGACTCTAATCTCCATCATCTTGATATCAATATACATCCATGACAAAAGAGGGATAAACAACAAAATCACAATCATCAAAATCACGATGACGTAGATGTAGAACGAACGATCATCATCATTCCCCATATCCACGCTATCATCAGAAACGTTATTACTGTAGCTATTGCTTTGTCTTGGAATTCCTCCGCTCTTTGACGCTTTAGCCATTGCGCTTTCCGTTTCTTGTCTAGCTCCGCCTTTCGTGCTAATGCTTGCTGATTGGCAATATGCCCAATCATTTTATTCACCCGACTGTACAAGTCCTTCATCTCAGGAGGCACATGGTAGACCATGTACTCCCTCATCTCTTCATTCAACTTTTCCATCTGTAAGTTAGCAATAACCAACTTGATCGCAATATCATTTCCTTCTTCGTTGTTGGCAGTCAGCGCCAACTCTTCTTGCTCTTTTGTGTAAGCCTTTAAGCCGTTGTAAGCGTGAAAAAACTTGGTGAGGGCATCTGCGACTTGGGCATAAATTTGATTTTCATCAAACTCGACCGCTTTCTTTTTGGTCTTTTTAACAGGAGCAGATCCGACTTGAGTTTGTTGCTTTTGAGTTTCTTGTTGAACGCCAAAAAGTTTTTTGAAAAACCCAAATATTCCTTGAGCATCTTTTTGTATGCCCTTGATATCACCCACAACTCCGTCAATCTCTTTCTTGGCATCAACAACGAACTGCCGTCCCTCCTTGTACATTTCACAGGATTCTTTGACGAGTTTAAACGCCGAAGTTGCCAGAGCGACAAGGGTGAATGGATCAATTTTTACAACCCAAAAACTTTATGAAAGAACGATGCCGCAACCCCTGGCCCAAACATGACCATTGCCATGACAGCATAGATCAAATACTCGATCTTGGTCATGCGCCTTTCGCCACTTTTCAACGATTGCTCAATGTTGCGGTAGCGCTCATCGCAGACTGCAATGTGGACGGCCAAGTCTTTCTCAGTATCAGACATTGGTTTCAGGTGGAGTTGTTGCCACAGAAGTTTGTGCCTGAGCTTCTTTTTGCACAGCATCAATCAATTGGAACACTTCTTGGAATGGGCGTGTTCCAAGGTAAGCCATGATGTTATTCACGAGTGTGGTTGATAAAGTTACTTTGTCCATTTTTATCCTTTAGAAATTAAAATTCCCATTGCGTAACCAATTATAAAAGCCACCATTGGATGACAAATAAACTTGAT